TTAGCCGAAGCTAACGCTTTGTTAGATGAGAGACGTCGTATTAACGAAGCACTAATGTACGATCCTAGGAATTTCGTTCCTGGAGATTACATTGAACCGCCGGCAGGTTTAGCAGGACAAGGACTATAGAATGAATGAGCAAGGATTAGCGGCACAAGCATTAGGACCTATACAGCCTATGAAGGACATTAATCAAGTTGTAGCGATGCTACGTCAAGGAACTACTCCAGAAGAACTTATCCAAGCTGGAATTCCTCAAGAAGTTGTAGCTGAGGCTATGAGAATAATTAGTCAAGAAGCTACCGCAATTCCTAGAGAAGGATTAGCCGGTATGTCAATGGCACCTAATTTAGGGTAGTCTAAGCAAACTTTAAGTCAATAGTCGTTAAAATAACGTTAGTTATTACTAACTTCACCGATCAATGATAGATGTGAATAAAAGCAATCGAAAATTCAAAAACCAAAAAGGAATCACAATGATGATTAACCAAGCGAATGGATATTCGGAAGAACTAAATGGACAAGACCTAGAGTCAGTAGAGGCTCAGTACTGGGTAGATTTAAAAGATGCACTAGATAGACTAGAGAAGAATGATGACTTCAAAAGAGTTATTCTAGACGGTTATTTTAAAGATAAAGCGATTAATGGAGTTAGTTTACTAGCAACAGACTACATTAAACAGAATGGTCTACGTAGTGAAGTTATGGAAGCACTTGTAGCTATCAGTAATTTAGAAGATTACTTTGTTACTATTAAGAGCCTTGGAAGTCAAGCACCTGACGAAGACGAGGAGTAATAGATGGCTGATCTGTACGATATGTCAGATGAGGAATTAGAAGCAGCTTTTAAGGAAGCTAAGGCTGCTGAAGATTCTCCAGAAACTGCAATAGAAGAAGAAGCTGCTGAAACCGAGGAAGAAGTAGTTGAAGAGGTAGAAGAAGATGTAGAACCTGAAGATGGTGATACAGAAGAAGATGAAATCAATGACGACTTGGAACAACCTGATGAAGATGAGGACTCCGATAGTGATGATAGTGATGAAGATGAAGCGGAAGAAGAAGATGACGAAGAATCTGAAGAAGATGAGGGTGAACTTGACGAAGAGCCTAAAACTGATGAAGAACAACCTGAAGAATCTGAAGATAAAGCTAAAGACGAATCACAGCCAGTACAGAAACATAAGTTTAGAGCTAATGGTAAAGATTACGAATTTACGATGGAAGAAATGGCTGCTCAATTCCCGAAAGCGTTCGGACAAGCGATGGATTACACGAAGAAAATGCAAGCATTAAAACCGTGGAGAAAATCGATAGATGCTATGGAGCAAGCAGACTTAACTCATGATGACGTTAATCTAATGATAGATGTACTGAAGGGTGACAAAGATGCAATTACTGAGATTATAAAAAGAACAGGCGTAGATGCTCTCGATTTAGATACAGAAAATACAACTTATAAGCCAAATGATTACGGTCGGGATGAGACGACTCTGGCAATCAATGAAGTAGTAGATAAGATATCTGCAGATAAAGAGTACGAAGTTACACAAAGAGTGTTATCAAAAGAATGGGATGTAGACTCATGGAATGAGATGTCAAAGGACCCTAGCCTTATTGAAGCATTACATATTGACGTAAAAAGCGGTGTGTATAACAAAGTACAGGCAATGGCTGACATGATCAAGTTACAAGATAATGGAAAACACAGTGATCTAGAGTACTACAAAGAAGCAGGTAGACACTACTATGCACAGCAAAGACAAGAAAGCGAAGCGCAAGCTGCAGCTGAGAAAAGAACTGCTGAACAGCAAATTGAGAAAGAGAAGCAAGATAGACTTGCAGCTGTAAAGGCTCAAGATGCGAAAAGAAAAGCTACTACTAAGGTAGCTAAAAAACGTAAGGCTGCGGCTCCTACTGCGAAGGGTGCCGGAACAAAAAAAGTTACTGATTATTTAGATGATTCGGAAGAAGCATATGAAGATTGGTACAAAAAACTACAAGAAGCACACTAGCTTCTGTAGAAAGCTATTAAAAGGATAATAAATGGCTACAAATGTATATGGAACAGGTACTGATTCGACTGCAGGTGCGAATACAATAACACATTATTACGACAGAGCAGGTATAAAAGCTGCTAATAGAATGAATGTGTATGGACAATTTTCGGACCGTAAATCAATGCCTAAAAAAATGGGTAAAACATATAAGATTTCTAAATTCTTACACATGTATGACCGTTCAACTGCTGATGGCGATTTCGCTGCAAAAGGTTTTATGACTGCTAGAACTGCTGATGAAGTTTCTACTGCATTGACTAATGCGACTCTATCTGAAGGTGCAGGTGCTGTAAACAAGCGTTCAATCTCTAAAGTTACTGTTGAGACTTCAGTTGCTCGTTATGGTGAGATGATTGACTATACTGATGAAGTTGAACTGTTTTCAGAAGACTACATTCAAGTTAAGTATCGTGAAGAATTAGGTGAGTTAGCTAACTCTCGTATGGAAGATCTAGTCCAACTAGATATGCTAGGTACTGGTACAGTTATCTATTCAGGTACTGCTACATCTAAAGGTACAGTTGATACTAAAGTATCTTATGACTTAATCCGTAAAGGTGTTCGTAAACTAGTTCGTAATAGAGCTAAGAAAAACACTTCTATTGTAACTGGTTCAACTAAAATTGGTACACAACCTATCGCTAAAGCATTCTACGGAATCATTGGTGCTGATGTTAAGGCTGATTTAGAGACTCTAGTTCGTGGTTCTGCTGGTGAAGCTGAGTTTGTTTTCCAACCTGCTCACAAGTATGCTGCTGCGTCTACGTTAGCTGAAGGTGAAGTTGGTGCTATGCACGAAGTTCGTTTTATTGAAGCTGAAGGTGCTGTTGTTTATGCTGGTTATGGTTTAGGGTATACTGCTACTGGTACATCTGGTGCTTATACTGATGATGCTACACTATCTACTACTACTTTTGCTGACCACGCTGCAGTTGTTGCTGTACGTACGACTGCTGCTTACGAAAATGATAGTACTCACGAAGTTACTGAGGAAGCTGCTGATCCAGGTGCTGGATATACACTTATCACTAGCTATGCTGACGTTTTCCCTGTTCTTTTCCCAACTGAAGGTGCTTTTGCAACTGTTGGTCTTAAAGGTGAAGGTAAAATCAAGTTTAACTCTAAGTCACCAAGTGCTGTTGAATTAAGTAATCCTTATGGAACTACTGGTTTCTTCTCGTACAACTTCTGGTATGCTGGTCTTATTCTTGAAGAAGAAAAGTTACTTGCTATCTACTGTGCAGCTACTGCTTAATAGCAGAGCTGGAACTACTAGAGAGGGTTAAGCCCTCTCTTATACAAACTGATGTATAATTACATAAACTAAATAACCGAAGGGACTTAGAATGTCAGAAAAATTAAATGAACTAAAGAAAGAAGCCGATGAACTAGGCGTTTCTTATAGTAAGAACATAGGTGAAGCAAAACTTCAAGAAAAGATAGACGCTTTTTACGAGTCACAAGAGACTTCAGAGAAAGAAATCGAAGAAGCTGTAGCTGCTAAAGAAGCAGTAAAAACGGTTGAAGAAAAATCTGAAGAGAAATCTGCTGTGAAACGTAAGTTAACAGTGGCTGAAAAAGCGAAACAAGCTGAGGCTGCAGCACGTAAAACTAAAGTAGTTACGATTATTGATAATGATCAAAGAGTTAATAACCAGACTACAAGTTGTACTGTGAACTGTGGAAATGAGTATTTTGACTTAGGTACAATTGTTCTTCCGCTAAATATGCCTGTAGAAGTTACGCAAGGACATTTAAGTGTATTAGCTGATGTAAAGATTCCTCAGCATGTTAAAGATCCTAAAACAGGACTGCATAATGTGGTAATGCGTAAACGTTACACAATTAGTTATGAGGCGTATAAAACCGACTCGTAAATATACTGAGCTCTCTTAGGAGAGTTCTAATATAATTATAAAGGATTTATATGGCTACTGATATACTACTTAGTGATTTAACAGACGGATCAACTGTTGCTGGAGAATGGTCAGGTAATGGGGTATTTGATGTACTGATGAAGGCTGTAAATGATAATATCAAGATACAGTATGATGCCGGTAGACTTACAGGTACTGACTACGCTAATGTTTATTTAGGTAGTGTACAAAGTGTTATTGCTCAATCTATGCAATACGTTATGCAAGAGAAAGAAGTAGAAGCTAGAGTTGATTTAGTGGCACAACAAACACTAACAGAAGCTGAGAATACGGCTAATGCTGTTAAACAAGGTACTTTGCTTGATACAGAAGAAGCAATTAAAGAATACGAGCTAGCTAATATCCTTCCGGAACAAGTGCTTAAACTGCAAGAAGAAGTAGACTTATTACAAAGTCAGGATGTTGAACTTCAAGCGCAAACTGTTAGAGAAGAAAAGAAATTGGGTGATGAGTTACTGACTGCAACAAAACAACGTCAGTTATTGTCTACTCAAGAAGAAGCTGAGCAATATAAGATTGATGTGTTATTGCCTAAAGAAGCTATTAAAGCCGATGAAGAAATTGATTTACTGCGTTCACAAGATGCTGAAGTTATAGCTAGTACAGCTAGAGAAGACTTAAAAGTTAAATTAAGTAAAGTAGAAAGAGGAAGAAGCTAATGACAGCCGCAGACCATAAAATAATTATTGAAAAAGGTGCTGACTTTACTATAGAAGTGCAAGCTTATGAAGGACTTACCCCTAAAGACTTAAGTACTGATAGCTGGACAGTAGTTATGAATATACAGCATTTAGACGCTGATAATACTATTGTTAGCACTAATACTGAGGAAGTTAGCCCTAAAGCTCCGTCAGTGTATGCTGTTGGTTCTATTATTGACGATGTTAACGGTATTGTACAAATTAGAATTGATAATACTGATACGATTAATCTCCCTACTGGTATAAATGATGATACGTTTTTAGGTAAGACTGACCAGACTGACATAAGTCCGTTCAGTACTGAGTATAACCATTTCTATACAATTACTTTAGTGAATGCTACAACTAATACGGAAGATTTGAGACTACTACGCGGAAAATGCGCGATAAGAGTGTAGCATGGCTATATCAGTAACTGTAGATGATAGAGTAGTTGCTAATGTAAGTAATACTGTTTCAGTTGATATTACTCAACAAACAAGAAAAACTGTTAGTGGATTACCTGAACAAGTAAATGTGGTAGATAGGTATGTAGTACAGCCTGGGTATAAAGTAGTGACTACTGACTATACAATTCCTGAATCCGTACTTAACGGTTATCAAGTTCAGATAGATGATTTAGTTAGTGACCTTGCTACAAACTACCAAGCATTAGGTGTAGAGATAGCTGCTATAGATTCTAAGACATACACAAAAACTGAAGTTGATGGCTATATTCAACAAAATTACACGGACTTAGAAGCGCTTTATATAGGTAACTCTGGTGGGTATGCAATTGCTACAAATTTAGCTTCGTACAATGTTATTACTGACCCAAATGACGGAGTAACGTTAGTTTCTATGCAAGATGTTATGAATCGTACAGCCTCTGTTGAAGATAGTAGTGCAAGCATTACATCAGAACAGATCGCACAAGCTACAGCTGTTAGTGCCAATGCTAGTAATATTGATATTTTAGAAGCTACAGTTGGTGACCTAGAAGTTAGATTAGTTACTGAAGAA